AATATTGGTCGTAAAACTAAGGCAGAAGATGAGGAAACTGCCTAAATAAATCGTCGCCTTTTCGTGCGCGACACGATACATACGGAATATACGCTACTCTTGGGGGGGTTAACCACCTCCCTTTTTAATGCTATAATGGTTAAATAGTAGTGGATCATATTTTTCATTCTATTAACCACAAAGAACTTTGTTGTTAATGCGTGATCCACAAACGGATGCCTTCGGGGTCCACACAATATAAACTCGCTTATTAAGGAGCTATCATGGTTAATAACCTAACAAAGTATAATGCTGCGAACCTGGATCAATTAATGGACAGGATCACACGCAATAGTATTGGTATGGATGATTATTTCGACCGTATCTTTAAACTGCACGAGACCACTTCCAACTATCCTCCATATAACCTTGTAGATGTAAGTGCCGTTGAATCGAGACTAGAAATTGCTCTAGCAGGATTCAAGAAGGCTGAGGTTAATGTCTATACGCAAGAAGGGAAACTCTTCGTAGAGGGGCAGAAAGAGGACAAGGAGACTGAAACCAGTTACTCGCATAAGGGACTTGCTCAACGGTCCTTCACGCGGGTGTGGACGCTCTCTGATGAGACGGAGGTGAGGCAAGTGGAGTTTGAGGACGGTCTTTTGAGTGTGACTCTAGGGAAGATAATTCCAGAGCATCATCAACGGAAAGATTGGTTTTAATGTGCTAACATAAGTGGTATAATTGAGTGGTGATTGATACAAAAGTGTATCATAGTGATACATTAATTTCTAAATAATTTTGTAATCAATCATGAGGTATCAATGAACTTCACTACCACTGCCTTAGCAGCTGGAACTCTAATGACTATTTTTATTGGAGTTCCCATTACTGCATTTGTTTCTTAGCATATGGAAATCTTAGCAACTCTCGCCAGTTTTGGTGCAGTAATGAGTGGAGCATTTGCATTCACCCCTAAAAAATAAATATTAAATAAATTGGTTCTAAATATCGGGGGGGTTGATCGCCCCCCCTTTTTTGTGCTATAATAACTAAAGAAAATTCGTACCTATGTCGATTAAAGTAGCAATCATTGAGGGCGAGCAAGTCATCGCTGATATCAAGGAACTTATTGATCCTGAAGACAAACAGCGTCAGTACATGTTTACCAATCCATTTCGTGTCATTCTACAACCTACAATGACTCTGATGGAAGAAGGTTCTACAGAACCCATGGAGAACTCATCTCAAGTTTCTCTTGGAACCTGGCAACCTTTGACAGTGGACTCAACCTTCATCGTCAATCCAAACTCTGTAACCACAGTGTTTGAACCTGTTGCCGACCTCAAGAAAATGTATCAGGACATTACAGATGCCAGTTAAAGTAATTGTATTTAAAGAAGACTATCTGTGTATTATTGCAGGTGTTGAAGAGATTGGTGCTGACATCGGTGAACCCGATTGTGAGTTAGATAACCCATACGAATTCCTTGAGTTGGAAGAAGAACCTAAAGAATATAAGGATCGTCTTACACCTTGGAAAGTATTGAATATGTCTTCTGATAAGAAATGTAGAATTCAAAGTGATACTATCCTCACTCTTGTTGATCCCGAACCATTTATCCTCCAAGCATACAACGAACTGCTTTCTGAATGAAATTCTATACTAATGTACAAATGATCGGGGACCAGTTTCTCGTTCGTGCTTATGAAAATGGTGAGTACATTCAGTTTCGCGAAAAATACAAACCTACATTATTTGTTCCTGCTAAGAAAAAAACTTACTATAAAACTCTTGACGGTAATTATGTCGAACCAATTAAACCTGGGTTCGTATCTGATTGTCGTGACTTCTTAAAAAGTTATGGTGATGTTGATAACTTCAAGATCTATGGTAATGAAAGGTACATCTATCAGTATATCTCTGATAAGTATCCTCAAGATGAGATTAAATTTGATGCTAGTAAGATTCGCCTTATCACAGTCGATATCGAAACTCGTGCTGAGAATGGATTTCCAGATCCAGAGGTAGCGGATCAGGAGATTTTGCTGATTACTATTCAAGATTACAACACCAAAGAGATTACAACCTGGGGTCAGGGTCCGTTCAAGATTAAACAGGACAATGTTCGCTACATTCAGTTCAACAATGAGCGGGATCTACTCAACAGTTTTATCAACTGGTGGATGGAGAATACTCCTGATGTTGTGACTGGTTGGAATATTCAACTGTTTGATATTCCATTCATCACTAAGCGTATTGACCGTGTTCTTGGTAGTAAACTTGCTAAGAGATTGTCTCCTTGGGGTCTAGTATCTCAAAAGGAAGTCTTTATCAAGGGTCGCAAGCAGGTCTTCTATGATATTGGCGGCATTACTCAGTTAGATTACCTCGATCTCTATAAGAAATTTACTTATACTAATCAAGAGTCGTACCGTCTTGACCACATTGCTAGTGTAGAACTAGGTCAGAAGAAACTTGACCACTCTGAGTTTGATACATTTCAAGATTTTTACACAAATGGATGGCAGAAGTTCGTTGAATATAATATAATTGATGTGGAGCTTGTTGACCGTCTTGAAGATAAGATGAAGTTGATCGAGCTTGCTCTGACCATGGCATATGATGCTAAGGTGAATTATAATGATGTCTTCTATCAGGTTCGGATGTGGGATACCATCATCTACAACTACCTGAAGAAGAAAGGAATTGTTATTCCACCTAAAGAGCAAACCGATAAGGACGAAAAGTATGCAGGAGCCTATGTTAAGGAACCGAATCCTGGAATATATGATTGGGTGGTCTCTTTTGACCTCAATAGTCTTTATCCCCATCTTATTATGCAGTACAATATCTCGCCCGAGACCCTCCTCGATGAAAAGCATCCAACGGTTACAGTTGATAAGATACTTACAGAGGAACTAAACTTTGAGTTGTACAAAGACAATGCTGTATGTGCAAACGGTGCTATGTTCCGTAAGGATAAGAAGGGATTCTTGCCTGAATTGATGGAGAAAATGTATGGAGAGCGGGTTATATTCAAGAAGCGTATGCTTAAAGCAAAGCAGGAGTATGAGAAGACTCCTACTGATGAGTTACAGAAAGAAATCTCCAGATGTAACAACATTCAAATGGCGAAGAAGATTTCTCTTAACTCTGCTTATGGTGCTATTGGTAATCAATACTTCAGGTATTTTAAACTAGCAAACGCTGAGGCAATTACATTGTCTGGTCAAGTCTCAATTCGTTGGATTGAGAACAAGATGAATCAATATCTAAACAAACTCTTATCTACAGAGAAGGAGGATTATGTTATTGCATCTGACACTGACTCAATCTATCTTAATCTTGGACCTCTTGTTACTAAATTTTTTGGTAATAAGTCCGATGATAAAGCAGCAATTGTTTCACTACTTGATAAGATCTGCGAAGATAAATTAGAACCGTTTATTGATAACTCGTATCAAGATCTTGCGGATTATGTTTCGGCATACGAACAAAAGATGCAAATGAAGCGGGAGAATATTGCTGATCGCGGTATCTGGACTGCTAAGAAGAGATATATTCTAAATGTATGGAACAGTGAGGGCGTTCAGTATTCTGAACCTAAACTAAAAGTCATGGGTATTGAGGCAGTAAAGTCTTCTACCCCTGCACCCTGCCGTCAAATGCTTAAAGATTCTTTTAAGATTATGATGTCAGGATCAGAAGATAATATGATTAACTACATAGATGATTGCCGTAATAAATTTAAGCATCTAACACCTGAAGAGATCTCTTTTCCAAGATCTGTTAGTGATGTAGTGAAGTACAAATCTTCGTCAGATATTTACTCTAAAGGAACGCCAATTCATTGTCGTGGAGCTCTTCTATATAATCATTATATTAAAAAAGCAAAACTAACTAACAAGTATTCTCTAATTAAGAACGGAGAAAAGATTAAATTTTGCTACTTAAAAAAACCAAACATCATACACGAGAATGTCATCTCATTTATTCAGGATTTTCCTAAGGAACTGAATATTAATAAGTATGTTGATTATGATTTGCAATTTAGCAAAGCATTTTTAGAACCATTACGGACTATTCTTGATGCTATTGGATGGTCCGTAGAAAAAACCGCAACTCTGGAGGACTTCTTCTCATGACTGATCAAGAAAAATGGAATAGAGGGCTTGATCTTTTTATTGAAAGCGTCCACAAACCAGACAGTGAGTTGCGGCAATGTGCTCATAACCAAAATTGCTTTAATGAATTGATGTCGGTGCGTGAAAATGTGCTAGAATACCTGAAGACATTGAGATGGAACGAAAACTAAATGGATTTTTTGAAAGAAATTGTCAAGGAGGTTGGTGGTGAATACACACAACTCGCCTCAGATATTGACGACTCTGAAACTTATGTGGACACGGGTTCGTACATTTTTAACGCACTGGTCTCAGGTAGCATATTTGGTGGTTGTTCTGGGAATAAGATTACTGCCATTGCTGGTGAGTCTAGCACTGGCAAGACTTTCTTTTCTCTCGCTGTCGTCAAAAACTTTCTTGATTCTAATCCTGACGGATATTGCCTTTATTTTGACACCGAGGCAGCAGTTAATAAATCTCTTCTCGAAAGTAGAGGAATTGATCTCGATCGCCTGGTCGTTGTTAATGTAGTAACTGTTGAGGAGTTTCGTAGTAAGGCACTCAAGGCAGTAGACATGTATCAAAAAGCACCTGATGAAGACCGCAAACCTTGTATGTTTGTGTTAGATTCTTTGGGAATGCTTTCGACCGAGAAAGAGATCACTGATGCACTTAACGAAAAATTAGTTCGTGACATGACAAAATCACAACTAATTAAGGGTGCCTTCAGGATGTTGACATTGAAGCTAGGACAGGCTAAAATACCAATGATCGTTACTAACCACACTTACGATGTCATTGGTTCTTATGTCCCTACAAAGGAAATGGGAGGAGGATCTGGTCTCAAGTATGCAGCAAGTACAATCATCTATCTCAGCAAGAAGAAAGAGAAGGATGGAACAGAAGTCATTGGTAATCTTATCAAGGCAAAGACTCACAAGTCGCGTTTGAGTAAGGAGAACAAGGATGTTACGGTGCGTCTCTATTACGATGATCGTGGTCTCGATAGATATTTTGGTCTTCTTGAACTCGGTGAGATTGGCGGACTTTGGAAAAATGTAGCAGGTCGTTATGAGATAGACGGTAAGAAAGTCTATGCTAAAGCGATCTATAAAGATCCTGAACAGTATTTTACTGAAGAAGTGATGCAACAACTCGATGATGTTGCCAAGAAACAATTTAGTTACGGGGAATGATTTTGGATAGGATTGAATTGGCAATCCTAAGGAACCTAATACATGATGAAGAGTTTCTTAGGAAGGTTCTACCTTTCATAGAACCCGATTACTTTGACCAGAACGAGGACAAAGTAGTTTTTGAAGAGATAAACAATTTTGCTCAAGAGTATGATAGAATTCTTACTCCTGAGATCCTCAGTATTGAGGTACAGAACAGAGATGATCTTACTGAGCAACAGTATAAAGACATCTCTGTTCTAATCGATAAACTTACAGAGACCGATACGCACAGTCAGTGGTTGCTAGATGCTACCGAGAAGTGGTGCCGTGATCGTGCCATTTATTTGGCACTGATGGAATCAATTCAAATTGCAGACGGCAAAGATTCTAAGAAGACAAGGGATGCTATTCCAAGCATCCTATCTGATGCTCTTGCAGTCTCGTTTGATAATCATATTGGACATGATTATCTTGAGGACTACGAAGAACGCTACGACGGTTACCATAAAAAAGAGTCAAAGATTCCATTCGATCTTGACTATCTTAACAAGATTACTAAAGGCGGTCTCCCTGCTAAAACACTTAACATTGCTCTCGCTGGCACAGGTGTTGGTAAGTCTTTGTTTATGTGTCATGTGGCAAGTTCGGTGTTACTACAGGGCAAAAATGTTCTATACATCACTCTTGAGATGTCTGAAGAAAAGATTGCAGAAAGAATCGACGCTAATCTTTTGGATGTTAACATTAGAGATCTAGTCGAACTTCCTCGTCAGTTATTCGACACAAAGGTTGCAAAAGTTGCCGCAAAAACTCAAGGTACACTTATAATTAAAGAGTATCCAACGGCTAGTGCTCACAGTGGACATTTTAAATCATTGCTCAATGATTTGGCACTTAAGAAATCTTTTCGCCCTGATATTATTTTCATTGATTACCTTAATATATGCGCTTCCTCCCGTTATCGCGGAGCCATTGGTGTCAATTCATATAGCTACATCAAGGCTATTGCTGAAGAACTTAGAGGACTTGCTGTTGAAGCAGTCGTCCCTATCGTATCTGCCACCCAGACCACTCGTTCTGGTTATAGTAACAGTGATGTTGACATTACTGATACCTCTGAGTCCTTTGGGCTCCCTGCTACTGCTGATCTTATGTTTGCCCTTATTTCATCTGAAGATCTTGAAGGACTCGGGCAGATTATGGTGAAGCAATTGAAGAATAGATACAATGATATCAATATGAACAAGAGATTTGTTGTTGGTATTGACAGGGGAAAAATGAGATTGTATGATTGTGAGCAAAGTGATGGTGGTCAGTTGTTAGATTCTGGCACTGATACCGTAGAAGATTCCTTTAAGGATCAAAATAAATTTGAGGGATTTAAATTTGATTGAGTCTGCATCAGAAATTTGGGAAGAGATCTCAAAGGTTAATAATCTTGAGATCGAGTTCCATAAACTAGACGGAAAGATTCCTGTCATGATAGCAAGAGATGTCTTTGCATATCCTGATAAGGTTTATGATTTTTTACAGAGTCTAGACTATTGGGAAACGAGAAACTTTTCCACTAATTCAATTGTTCGCCCTGGATTAACTCATCAGTTTGCTGAACCACTCTTCCCATTCATAGCAGAAGGTTTTACTCCTGGTCTCTCAAGACTTTTTGGTGTCAATAATTTAGAACCAGTTGACATCTACACTAGTGCTTACTCTGGTAAGATGACACTAGATGCTACTGAAGGACTATGCTGTTACCCTCATATGGATAGTGACCCATACGATTCGGTTCAAAGTGGGGAGGGACCTTGCTTAGTTGCAAACTTAAATCTAACTAAAAGCATTGATCCGGTAAAAACAGGATTTTGGTCCTGGAGAGGAAAGACTGATTTCCTAGACATGGATAGAAAAGATAAAAATACTCTGACTAATTTCTATAATCGTCACGAGGACCAGACTATAGATGAATGGTTTCAAGTCCATGACTATGAAGACTTCAAGCTTGAATCTTCCGCCGATATGGTGTATAATAGTCTTGTGTTATATTTTCCTGGAGTCCTTCATAACCCATACATCAAACCAGAATGGTTTGCTGATGACCATAGACTGATGATGTCTATCTTTTATACTATGTCTCCCGAAGGACTAGACTTTGAAGAAAGAGACGCTGAATTAGTTGGTGCAGCGTGGGAGCACTTTAAACTAGACACATTGTTCAATTATCATCCACAACAAACAGTACCTGAAACCTGAAATTTAACCATGCCTACTTATTCTTCCGCTATTGCTGACACTACTCCAGATCCTCAGCGTCCTACTGCCACTCCACCCCGCCGTCCACGGGCAAAAGAATTTTGGGAAGCAGAACCCGGCGATCCTGGAACCGAAGGTTGGTCCGACAACCCTGAAGATCCGACTGGTCCTCAGTACGCTAACCCCGCTTCTATCGATCAACCAATTCCACCACAAACACCTCCCAGTCCTCCAGTCAATCCTGCACCACAAATGCCTGTTGTAGTTACTCAACCTCAATCTACTCCTAAGGATGGTTACCTTGAGTTCGTTAACCAAGTAACCAGTGCTCCATCTAAAGATCCCTCACAGTTTATTGCTCGTGTTGCTGCACTTCAAGCAAGTGGTTGTGAGATTCAGCGTCTTCTAACTGCTGCTGTAGGTATCTCTGCTGAAGGTGGTGAGTTCATGGAGATTGTTAAGAAGATTATTTTCCAAGGTAAGCCCTGGGAAGAAGATAATATCGAGCACCTAAAGATTGAACTAGGTGATGTTATGTGGTATGTTGCTCAGGCATGTATGGCACTTGACATTTCCTTAGAAGAAGTTCTTGACCGTAATATCGATAAACTATCGAAGCGTTATCCAGCAGGAACTTTTGATTCTTATTACTCAGAAAATCGTCAGAAAGGTGACCGGTAATGACTAAGAGAACTTTTAATAATAAGGGTGGACAAACTTGGGAGTGGGAAGAAACTCCTGAAGTAGCAGCTGCAATTGCTGCTCTTCATCAAAGTATTCGTTCTCGTAAATTAAAAGAAGAGGATGATGAACTAGGTTACGATACTAGCGGTAAATAATGCTTAGTCTCTGGATTCACATACGAGCATTCTTTGCTGTTGTAGTGGTGAGTTGTTCTCATCCTGTCAACTGGGCACAGTGTGTTCGTGTGGACCAGTGGCTCTTGCCAGAAGTCAAGGAGGGGTATAGACTGTGGACAGGACAGACAACCCCGTATCAGTCTGAAAAGGACTATCTAAATACCAGGGAGTAGTACTCCCTTTTTTTAATGGCTGAACCGTCTGAAGGATTTTTTGCTGGTTGTGCATTATGCACTAATGTCGAAATGACAGCTGCTGTCAAAGACGAAACTAGTTTGCAAAATTTTTACAACAGCATGTACCAGAAGTATATGAGTGGAGCAGTTGTTGGTGCTGGTAATGTAAAAACTGACTTTGAGAAAGTTATTACTCTAGGAACGGGAACAAAGACAGATAAATTCTACTCAGATTTAGTTGTTGGGATATCAGCAGTACAAGCAGTGAGAGACTTCTTAGCAAAAAGTTCTGCGATGAAAGGCATATCAGGTAATTCTGTGCCTAATGCAGTATACCTTACCGGAACTCAGTGGCCTGAAGCTGTACAGCAGTTTAAGTTTGCTGCTTTTGGAATGGCAGACTATAATTCATCTGACCTGATCTTACAATATGGATCTAATTATG